AGGACTGATTATTATCAGAAAATGCATGAAGATAAAGTTCAAGCAGTAGACAACGATCTGATGAGGGAACAGCATAAGAGTATGCCTATCAATATTGATAGACAATCTCGAACAACCTTCGGTGGTACAAAGAAAAGTTAATTTTTTAACAATTCAAAGTCCGCCGGATAAACTTAACAAGTTCTTAAGGAGGACTAAACTATGGCGACTAATCAAGACGCACCTTTTGGTTTAAAACCAATTGGTAAGGTTGGTCAAAACAGAGACAATCAAGGTTTATCCGAGTATGACATAGCTGCTTCGGCAACTGCTATATTCTTCAATGATCCTGTCAAAATGAAATCTGACGGAACAATTGAAGTTGCAGGCGCAGGAGGAGCGATACTAGGTTCCTTGGGTGGTATCTTTTTTACCGACGCAACGACTAGCAAGCCTACTTTTGCGAATCACTTGAACGCATCCAACACAGCAACTGATATTGTTGGTTTCGTTTCTGATGATCCGTATCAGAGGTTTGAAATACAAACAAACAACACAGGCGCTTCTGCTAATACAGATATCTTCAACGTTGCAGATATCGAGTACACAGCTGGAAGTTCGCCAGACTTCGTGTCCGCAGTTGAATTAAATGATTCAACCCTAGCGGCGGGCTCATCTGCTACTTTGCAGATTCTAGGTTTATCTAGAGATCCATCAAACAATACAGTTGGCGCTGCCAATGTAAACTGGATCGTTAGAATAAACGAGCACGAGTTAGACATGAATGTAAATGGAGTATAAGGAGGATAACTATGGCCATTTCTAGAGGACAACTAGTTAAAGAACTAGAGCCAGGTTTGAATGCCTTATTCGGCCTGGAATATAATCGTTATGAGAATCAGCATGCTGAGATCTATACTACTGAAAGTTCAGACAGAGCGTTTGAAGAGGAAGTAATGTTATCAGGATTTGCTCAAGCTCAAGTTAAACCAGAAGGTTCAGGTGTAGCTTTTGACAATGCTCAAGAGACTTACACTGCAAGATACCAACACGAAACTGTTGCTCTTGCCTTTTCAATAACTGAGGAAGCAATCGAAGATAACTTGTACGACCAACTTTCATCTAGATATACAAAAGCATTAGCTAGATCTATGGCGAATACTAAACAAGTTAAAGCAGCGGCAATCCTAAACAATGGATTACCAAGTGTGACAACTGGAAAATTCACATCAGGTGATGGTGCGAACTTATTCAGTACATCACACCCTACAATTGCGGGTAATGTGAAAAACACATTGACAACGCAAGCTGACCTAAACGAAACTTCATTAGAGCAATCATTAATTGATATTAATGCATTCACTGATGAGAGAGGACTTAAGGTTGCTGCAAGAGGAATAAAAATGATTGTTCCTTCAGAACTTCAGTTCACAGCTGAGAGATTGATGAAATCTGCAGGTAGAACTGGAACAGCAGACAATGATGTTAACGCAATTGCATCAATGGGAATGATCCCACAAGGTTACAGAGTTAATAACTTTTTAACTGACACAGATGCGTTCTACATTATCACTGACGTGCCAAACGGTATGAAGTATTTCGAAAGATCTCCTATCAAAACAGCGATGGAAGGTGATTTCGATACTGGTAACGTAAGATACAAAGCTAGAGAAAGATATTCATTTGGAGTATCTGACTTTAGAGGTATCTTTGGCGTAGAAGGTGCTTAATACATAATTAAAGGGGCGGACACATTTCCGCCCCTTTTTGAATATAGAAAGGAAAAATGCCCCTTAAACAATTCAGAGTACAAATTTTTGCCTACCATATGCACGCAGATTTTATTATAAATTCTGTAGATGCCCCATTAGATATTGAAAATGCAATAGTTGACAGATTGGGAAAAAATGATATAAAATGGGATTATCTTGGAGAAATGCATGATCCAAGAGTAAAAAGAATAACCTATGAGGAGGTTATTAATGGAGGCGATAATGCAACAACTGGAAAACCTATACTCTCAGAAGAGAGTGTTGGATCTAGAGTGGGAGCAGGAGCATCTGAAAGAGGGTAGATATACTCTCAACATGGTTAAGATCGATAGAAAAGTTAAAGAAGTTCTTAGCCATATAAGATCGGCTGAAGCTGAAAAAGCACATCTTCAGAATAAAATTGATGATGCAGCTCCTCAAGTTTCTGTAGCTACTTAGTAAAAAGCTACATCGTTGGAAAAAACACATCCACATCACAGGCTCTCTTGCGCTTTATTAAAATCTGATATATAAATTAATTACTATACAATTAATTAGAACATAGACGCGTATAGTCGACGGCCTAGAGACTATGTTCATTAAACTAGGAGGATATAATCATGGCAAAAACTACATTTCAAGGACCAGTAAAATCTATTAATGGTTTTCAAGGTGTTGGAACTGGAAACTCTGTAAGTATCGGAGCAGGT